AACCACGGAACACCCAACGCTGAAAGTAATTCCCAATTACGATTCAGGAATCTCTTCATCACTGGACCACGACACTCTTCTGGACATTCTTCCCAGAGTCGTCGCGCCCTCGCCCCGAGCCCGGACAGCATATCGCCAGACGCACCATGCGCCGCCGATCGTTTCTGTCCCGATATCAACCCATAGTTGATCTGCTCCACTCTTCGAAAGCAAAGTGGACGCTGCACACCCGACGAAGGATCCGTCTCCATGACGGCTTCGATTCGCAGGAAAAGAGCAGAGTTCATTTCGCAGAAGATGCGAGAGAAATACGTCTTGCCAACCGATTCGGTCAATCCAATAAACGAAGTACAGGCACGCCACGCATGTTCAAGAACACGCGGGCCACGCATCAGTACATCGTCGCCATTGACAGCGATTCGACAATCAGCAAGCGTCCATTTTCTACCAGTGGATTCCTCCATTGCAAAACGGCACATCGCTGCATTCGCTAAGCACAAGACCGGGAACGAAGTAACACTTCCCATCAACTGTCCATTCTTTTGCGTAAGCAGCTCCCCGTTTAACATGAAGCTATGTCCCGTCAGTGACCTGAGGAACAACCGCTTTTCTACTTCATCTAACCCACACTCGTCGGCGATAGTGCATGCGATGGTGTTCGAAACCCACGGACGGAGGTTATCTGTAGCGGCTTTATAGTCGCCAGACAGATAAATCTCACCGTCAGGAAGATTCGCACCCATTCGATCATGTATGTATCGCGCGGTGATAGGATTACCGATGAGATGGAAAGCCGGATGTTCTTTCAGCACTCGCCACATAAACTTCTGCAATGGCTGAAGGGCCGTATACAAATACGGCGGACCTTTAGAAATCACACGTACTTTCAGCGCCTCGGCAAGAGCAACAGGTATTACATACGAAGGTTCGAACAACGCCCTACGTGCAATGCGCCAATACAACGTCCTAAAACGTTCATTGAGCCGCCCCACGTCTATATTCCAACGCGTTACTTCCGATTCATCTTCGATGTGCTCTTCCGACCCCACTGCACTGTAGACAACTAAATCATCACCACGTAAGCCTCGCATCAAACTCGGCGAGTCCACAACAGCACCCACCGCACCACCAAGGGCACGACTGTTGAGGATATTTGCACTCGTAGATGGGACAAACGGTCTCACACGGTCCTCGACCGTAAACCGCCTCCCCCCAAACAGCTCTTTCGTAGTCCTTACGAGCTGCTCGATGCAAATTGCTTTTGTGATGTGACCTATCATTCTGTTATCTCGCTTCCTCTCTGAAATCTCATTCATGTCTTCCCAAGGGACAGTACTCGCCATTCGCGACTCCTTTGGAGCAGTCGTAAGACAAATAACTGTATCCACCAACGATCGCATCAACATGCCTTCGTCGGCCCTCGGACAGTCCTTCTTGAGATCCTTCACGGAACGCAGAAACCACCACCTTCTCGAGGTGGACAGAATACGGAACTCGAATCTCTGACCACGACCACAAAGAAGAATATTTGGTCGATCAGCAACGTCGAGTTTGGACGGACAGGCTGGCAAGCGAACGCGTTCACCTTTTCTCACCGAGTGAA